TCGACTACGGACCCGGCAACGTCAGTTGGCTCCCACCTGGCACCAAGACCGAAGAGACGCGCGCCCGGCGAAAGCGCCAACACGGGCATGCCAGCAAGGGGGGCCACAGCCCGACTTACGCCTCCTGGCAAACGATGATTCAGCGCTGCACGAACCCGAACAACGACAACTGGGAGCGCTACGGGGGACGCGGCATCACGGTCTGCCCGAGCTGGCTGGACTTCCGGAATTTCCTTGCTGACGTGGGCCAGCGGCCGACAGGGACGACTCTGGACCGCATCGACAACGACGGCAATTACGAGCCGGGGAACGTCCGTTGGGCGCCTCCGAAGGTACAGGCCGCCAACAAGGCGGTCGTCGGCTCGCGCGCATGCCCGGAAGGGTGCGCCTGTGGGCGCCATCGGTCGTACGTACGGACGACCGAGACGCGGGCGAAGCTCAGCGCGGCAAAGATGGGGCACGAGGTTAGCGCTGAGACGAGGGCGAAGATCAGCGCAGCGCAGCAGGGCAAGAGCGGGAAGGGCTGCGCCGAGGGCTGCACCTGCGGCCGTCACCGATCCACTCGGCAAGGACGTGCCACATGACGACCGCGCTCGACCAGGACGCGATCGTCCGCTACGAACCCCGCGGCGCAGCACGCGACCTGTTCCGCACGCGCAATTCCGAGGTCGTCCTAGCGGGTCCAGCGGGAACGGGGAAATCCCTCGCCGCGCTGTTCCGTGTGCACCTCGCCGCGCTCCACAACCCGGGGATCCGCTGCCTCATCGCCCGCAAGACCGCCGTGTCCCTCGGCTCGACGACGCTGGTGACGTACGAGAAGAAGGTTGCCGCCGACGCGATCGCGCGCAGCATCGTCTCCTGGTTCGGCGGGTCCGCCCGGGAGGCCGCCTGCTACCGGTACTCCAACGGATCCGTCATCGTCGTCGGGGGCCTCGACAAGCCTGAGAAGATCCTCAGCGCCGAGTACGACTTGGTGTTCGTCGACGAGGCGACCGAGCTCACGGAGACCGACTGGGAGACCATCGGCACCCGCCTCCGCAATGGCGTCCTCTCCTGGCAGCAGCAGATCGCCGCATGCAACCCCGCCCACCCCACGCACTGGATCAAGCAGCGATCCGAGCGCGGCCAGATGCGGATGCTCGTCTCCCGCCACGTCGACAACCCGGCATACGTCAACGCGGACGGCACGTACACGGAGAAGGGCCGCGACTACTTCAACAAACTCGACGCCCTCACCGGAGTCCGCAAACTCCGCTTCAAGGACGGCATCTGGGCAGCCGCGGAGGGCTTGATCTACGAGTCGTGGGATGAGGCCCTGCATGTCGTCGAGCCGTTCAAGATTCCGTACGACTGGACGCGGTGGATGGCCGTGGACTTCGGCTACACCAACCCGATGGTCATGCAGTGGTGGGCAGAAGACGGCGACGGCCGCCTGTTCCTGTACCGGGAGACGTACCGGGCGCAGCGCCTCGTCGAGGACCACGCGCGGACCGCACTGTCCCTGATGAAGTACCCGTCCGGGCAGTGGCGCGAGTCCCAGCCCCGCGCGGTCATCTGCGACCACGATGCGGAGGACCGGGCCACGCTGGAGAAGCATCTCGGGCTGGGCACGGTCGCTGCGAAGAAGACCGTCAGTGATGGCATTCAGGCGGTGCAGTCCCGGCTGAAGGTCCAGGACGACGGCCGGCCGCGGCTGTTCATCGTGCGGGGCGCGCTCGCGGAACGGGATGACGCGCTGGCCGAACGGTCCTTGCCGACGTGCACGGCCGAGGAAGTCGCGGGCTACGTGTGGGCGGTGAAGCCGGGGACGGGTGGGGCGGGGCTGAAGGAGCAGCCGCTGAAGGAGAACGATCACGGGCTTGATGCCCTGCGCTATGTCGTCGCTGAGCGGGATCTCGGTGGTCGGCCCCGATTGAGGTGGGTGGGATGAGAGACCTTCGCGTGAACCCCAAGAAGCTGAAAGATTTGCGGCCTGCATCCATGTTGACAGGAGGATTTACACTCATCACAGCAGGATGCTGGAATATCTTCGGAACCGGGGTCGGTCTCATTGCCGGAGGAGTCCTCACCTGCGTCCTGCAATGGGTGCTCGACAGCGACTAACCGCGAAGGGGGTGGCGAGTGGCCAAGACCCTCTTCGGCTCCCTCGGGAAAGCCGCCGCCACCTTCGCCAACAAGACCCCCATCAGCTTCGCACCCCCCGGGTCCGGCCGCCGTACAGGCTTCGCCGGCGGCCTCACCCGCCCGGCCGGCCAGACCGCGCAGATGCGCGCGCAGGGCTCCAACTCGACGTTGTACGCGATCGTCGACCGCATCATCACCTCGTACAGCCAGGTCGAATGGCACCTCTACCGCACGGCCGCGTCCGGCCGGGACGAGGACCGCGTCGAGGTCACCGCTCACGCCGTACTGGACCTGTGGAACGCCCCGAACAAGTTCATGACCGGGCCGATGTTCCGCGAATCGGGGCAGCAGCACGAGGAACTCACGGGCGAGCAGTGGTGGGTGATCGCCCGCAACCCGCAGTTCAAAAAGCTCCCCCTCGAACTGTGGCCCGTCCGACCGGACCGCATGGACCCGATCCCCGACGCCGAGGACTTCATCGTCGGCTACGTCTACCGCAGCCCCACCGGCGAGCAGGTCCCCCTCGACGTCGACGACGTCATTTTCCAGCGGCGCCCGAACCCCATCGACCCCTACCGCGGCGTCGGCGTGGTGCAGACGATCCTCGTCGACCTCGACGCGACCAGGGCCAGCGCCGAGTGGAACCGGGCGTTCTTCCTCAACAGTGCTGAGCCCGGCGGCATCGTCCAGGTCGAGAAGCGCCTGTCCGACGAGGAGTTCAACGAGTTCCGCGACCGGTGGGCCGAGCAGCACCGCGGCGTGTCCAACGCACACAGGGTCGGTGTCCTGGAGAACGGACTCACCTGGGTCGACCGCAAGTACTCGATGCGGGACATGCAGTTCACCGAGCTCCGCGATGTCGCACGCGAGATCATCCGCGAGGCGTTCGGCATGCCGAAGCCGATGCTGGGTGCTGTCGACGACGTCAACCGCGCAAACGCCGAGGCCGCAGGGTTCGTGTTCGCCGAGTGGCTGATCAAGCCCCGGCTCCGGCGTATCAAAGAGATCCTCAACACCCGGCTGCTGCCCATGTACGGGCGGCTCGGCGAGGGCCTCGAATTCGACTTCGACGACCCGACCCCCGAGAACCGGGAGCAGGACTCCAACGACCTGACGGCCCGCACAGCTGCGGCGGCCGCGCTGGTGCAGTCCGGGTTCGACCCTGCGGGCACCCTGTCAGCGGTCGGCCTCCCCGACATCGCGTTCACACCGCCCGCTGCACCGCCCGCCCCGGCCGGACCCGTTCCGTCCGCGCTGCTCCACCGCCCGCAGGCAGCGCTCCCCGCGGCCCGGACCGAGTGGGACATCGCGGTCGCGCAACTCCTCAACACCCAAGACACGAGCGCCCTCGACCAGGTCCGCGCCGACCACGAGGACGCCCTCTCGCAACTCCTCGACCGGTGGATCCCCATTGAAGACCGGTGGATCACCGCCCTCGGCGACCAGATCCGCACCGCCGTCGATGATGACGACACCGCCGCCCTCGCCTCTCTCACCGTCGACAGCGACCACGCGGCCGATGTCCTGCGGGAGGCACTCGGCGGGATGGCGAAGCGCGCGGCCAGCCGGATGGTTGATGAGGCGGCAGCGCAGGGCGTCACCGTGGTCGCACCGGAGTTGGACGAGGCGGTGACGAACCGGTTGGGTGTCGGGTCGCTGCGGGCGGTGTTCGGGTCTGAGCTGGTGGGGATCGCTGCGGCGACGGCTGGGCTCCTCGGGTCTGGGCTGGCGTCGGCTGCGGGGCGTGAGGCGCTGCGGCTGCTTACTCCTGGCGCGGACGGCGCGGGCGTGGCACGCCAGGTGAAGAGCTTCCTGAGGGGCCTGTCGAACCGCCTCAAGTTGGACCAGCTGGGTGGGGCGCTGCACCGGGCCACGAACCTCGGCCGGGTCGCGACGCTGGAGGCCGCCCCGGTCGCCACCTATACGGCCAGTGAAGTCAACGACTCGAACCGGTGCGTGCCCTGCTCGGAAATCGACGGGACTCAGTTCGCCGACTTGGACGCGGTGCGTGCCGCGTACGGCGCCGGACCGTATCGGCTGTGCCAGGGCGGGATTCGCTGCCGCGGGACTGTCGTGGCGACGTGGGACACGACGGGAGATAACGAATGAGCCGGATGTCGGGCCTCATGCTGCCCGCCAACCTCACCCAGGTTGCTGCGCGGCATCGCGAGCAGGCGGACAAGCTGCGCGCGCAGTACGGGGTCGAGCCGCCGCGCTGGTACCGCATCACCAACGCTGCCTCCCCGGACGAGGCGGAGGTGATGCTGTACGACGAGGTTGGCGGGTGGTTCGGCGCGTATGCCGACGAGTTCATCGACGAGCTCGCGCAGATCACCGCGCCGC